CGTTCTTCAATATCAGCACCTCTGACGCTTTCCAGAAGTTGGAGTCTGGTATCTCCGGTGAGCTTGAGCCGCTTCGTAGACTCGGCTATGACCTGTCTGTGGCTCGTCTGCAACAGGAAGCCTACAACCTCGGCATTGACAGAAGCGTTACGAGCATGACTCAGGCTGAGAAAGCCGAGTTGCGCTATTACGCTATCATGACGCAGGTAACAAATGCTCAGGGCGATATGGCTCGTACTCTGGAAGCCCCTGCGAACCAGCTTCGTATTCTGCAAGCGCAGGTGGAACAGGCCACTCGTGCCTTGGGCAACCTTTTCCTCCCGGTTCTGAAAGCCATTTTGCCTTATGCAATCGCACTGGCAAAAGCAATTCGGATTGTCGCTGAGATTATCGCAGGTTTCTTCGGCGTTTCGATTCCTGAGTTCGATACGGGAGCGGACGCAATCGGCGGTATCGCAAGTGGCGCAGACGAAGCGGCTGACGGCTTAGGAGACGCTTCTAAAAAAGCAAAAGCACTGAAAAACGCACTGCTTGGCATTGACGAGCTGAATGTTATCTCCCCTCCCGATGATAATGCGGGTGGCGGGGCTGGTATCGGCGGCATTGGCAGTGGTGGTCTCGGCTTCGAGCTTCCTACTTATGACTTCATTGCAGACGCAGTGAATGAGCAGGTGGAGAAGATCATGGCAAAGATTCAGCCCTTCCTTGATTGGGTAAGGGAGAACATTGATGAAATCCTCGCCGGTGTCGTTGCCATTGGTGCGGCTTTCCTCGCTTGGAAGATTGCCAAGGGTGTACACGATTTCCTGCAGTGGCTGTCCACCATGAAGGGCTTCAACATTGTAGGCAGTATCGGTTTCAAAATTGCGGGGCTTGGCCTGTTCTTGGACGCATGGAACACCATGAAAGAAGCTATCCAAGACATCATGGCGAATGGCGCAAACTTCACCAATGTCACCAAGCTAATCAGCGGCTTTGCGGAAGCTCTCGGTGCGGCGTTCCTCCTGTTCGGCAACATCAAGATGGCCGGGGCAATGCTGGTTATCTCCGGGATGGCTGGTATCGTCTCTGCTATCAGCGACATGGTGAACAACGGTGTGAATTGGGACAATGCACTGTTCCTTGTAAAAAATCTCGGCCTGTTCCTGAGCGGCTTGGGTCTGCTGACCAGCAACACCCAGCTCGGCGGCATTGGTCTGATTATTTCCGGTGCGACACTTATCGTAGACAATCTCAAGGGATTCATCGAAGCAATCCGAACCGGAGACTGGTCTGGTGTTGACATGATAGAGGTTGTGGCAGGTGCGCTAATGATGGCTGGCGGCTTTATTCTCACACTGAAAAAGTTCGATCAGTTGAAGGACAATGCTAACGCTGGTCAGGCGGCAAAACAAGCTCTGGAAACAGTTACCACTACGACCTCTCAAATTGACACCACCATCAACACGGGGCTTTCCCCGAAGCTCAAATCTCTGGCAAAGAACCTCGGTATGAGTCTGGTCGTAATCGCCGAAGTTGCGGCGGCGGCACTGCTCGTTGTGGGCGCAATCGCTCTGATGGGCAAGGGGCTGGAACAGGTCGGTATCGCATGGGAGCCTGTTATAGCAAACGGCGGTACGGTTGCAACGGCAATCGGAATCGGCACAGGGATTCTGGCGGCAGTCGGTCTTGCTACAGCGGGACTTGGCTCCATTGGTACAAGCCTTATTGTGAACATTGCCCTCGGCACAGCAATTTTAGCAGAGCTTGGTATCGCTACAGGACTGTTCCTCGTGGAGATTTGGGCAATCGGTAAGGGTTTGGACGAGATCGGAATTGCGTGGGAACCTGTGCTGAACAATGGTGAACGGATTGCAACCGCAATCGGTGTTGGCACTGGCTTGCTGGTGGGCATTGGTGTTGTTACAGCGGCTCTCGGTGTGGCTACCGTTGCTTCTGCCGGTCTGTTGCCTTTGGCAATCGGACTTGGCACAGTACTGCTCGTAGAACTTGCGGCGGCGTTTATTCTTTTTGTAGAGAGCTTGGTCGCAGTCGCAGACGAGTTGAATTATCGACTCGACCCTCCGCTGATGGCTTTGAATGAGAAACTCCCAGGTCTGGCCAGCAACATGAGTGATTTCGTGGACTTTATGACAGAGTTCGCGGGTCAGGTTGTTCGGTACACAGAGGTGTCCGCTATCGCAGGTCTGAGCGCAACGATTGACACTATCATCGGCTGGTTTACGCAAGACCCTATTGAGAAGCTGGCAAGTGATGTGGAGAATATTTCCGAGCAGACCTCCAACCTCAACGACAAGCTGGCAATCGCTGTTCCTGAGTTGCAGACTGCCGCAGACCTGTTGCAGGAATATAAAGACCTCCTGACGCAGATTGAGAACCTGTGTGACAGCAATGTGGAGCTATCCACTGGTATGTTTGTCAACATGAAGGAGGTCGGACAGAGCCTTGTAACCGGCTTTGTGGACGGTATTCAGTCGAAATCCGGGGACTTCAAAAATGCGGCGAGGGATTTGGTAGAGGGCTTCAAGACACAGCTCACCAGCAGTGCCGAGACCTGCCGCTCCACCATGACCGCTTGGGCTTCTAATGTAAAGAACTGGTTCACGCAGAGCAGTTACGGCGCAATCAACCGTACCACCTTCCAGAACTACGCAAAAGATGTGGTGTCTGGCTTCGCTTCTGGTATCACCAGCTCCTACAATAGCTCAAAATCGAGCGTCACCACATGGGCTTCCAATGTGAAGCAGTGGTTTACTGGAAGCGGCTATGGTGCGGTAAACCGTACCACCTTCCAGAACTACGCAAAGGACATCGTAAGCGGTTTTGGTAGCGGCGTTACCAGCTCCTACAATAGCTCAAAGTCCAGCATTACTTCTTGGGCTTCCAATGTGAAATCGTGGTTCAGCGACATTGCTTCCCGCAGTGCGTTCTACGAAATCGCAAGGGATGTTGTGAACGGTTTTAACTCTGGTATCAACGACCTGTACTACACCTCCCGCCGCTATATGCGTGAGTGGGCAAATGACGCAATCGCCGCATTTAAGTCTGAATTGGATTCCAATTCTCCCTCCAAGGTGTTCGAACGCATTGGCGGGGACACCGTTCTTGGCTACAACAACGGGATTACCACTCTTGGAAAGACCACCAAGGGCGTTGTGGACAGTTGGGCAAACTCCTTCACCAGCGTAAGCCCTGTCATGCGGTTTGCGGTAGACACCTCCGCTCTCAAATATTACACCAGTGATTCGTTCGCCAAGTCGGTATCTGCCGATGTAACAAGCAACCGCAATCTCTCTGTCACCGGCTTTGAGGAGTGCATGAAGGAGTTCTACAAGGAGTATGTCGAACCCACGCTGTCTCAGATGGCAGACGATATGCGCCGACAGGCTGATAAAAACGAGCAGACCATTGTTCAGATCGGCAACCGCACTGTCACTGACGCTGTAACCACTCAGCGCAAAGCCAACGGTTATGAGTTCGTGAAGTAAGGAGGTGCGGAAATGTCCTATATCGCAATCAACGGCTACGAGCTACCCCCTCCGAAGCGAGGGGTGCGCCCCATTATAACCACTGTCGTGGACGCTGGCAGAAACGCCAACGGCTCGGTTGTCGGTCAGCGTGTGGGTCGAGACCAGTACAAGATTGACGGTCTTGAATGGCCTTGGCTCACCGCTGAACAGTGGGGGCAGATTCTAAACGCATTGAGCAATTTCTTTGTCTATGTAACTTTCGTAGACCCCGTTACCAATTCCCGGAAGACCATCAAAATGTACCCCGGCGATAGGACGGGAGAACCTTATTGGACAGACAGTAGCGGAAAACCGACACACTACAGGAATTGTAAAGTGAATCTGGTGGACTGCGGAGAGTAAGGAGGGGATTTTATGCAGAAGGTTTCAAAGGCATACAAGGAAAGCATGAAATCCTCTCTCCGGGAGAGAGCATACATCATGCTCTCTTTCGGTCTTATTAACCAAGAAGCACAGGCAAAAGCCACCGTTGAGGAGGGCGATTTTGCGTACTACGCAAACGCCAAAAATGTTCTCGGTGAAAAAAGTGACGATACGGTCTACGCCACCCTCGAGGAAAACTTCACCAAGGTGGACGGGTCGATGTTTTTCCTCCCACGGAGAAATCAGTCGGGCGCATACCTTGACACCGGGATTATCAGCGACAAGCTCCTGACAGAAGCAATTTTCGAGCTTACGATCAACCTCAATATCGTGGCTACCGATTTCAAGGGTATCACCATCAATTTCGGGGAGAACTACCCTGTGGATTTTGACATGGTAAGCAGTAGCGGACAGGTCATAGAGTTCCGGGGCAATGACCAAGCGGTTTTCTCCACTGAGGAAGTACTGACAGACACAACGCAGGTGCGGCTCATATTTTATACCATGAAGAACCCTCAGAGCCGGGTGCGCATTTACTCCATCCGCTTCGGGTATGGACTGGTGTACTACAACCAAGATGTCATGAGTTCTTCCCTTGAGAGCTATGTGTCCCCCATTGGGGCAGATGTGCCGCAGATTGATTTCTCGGTACAGCTTAAAAACTACGACCATTATTTCAATGTGGACAACCCCAAGTCTGCGATAAACTTCCTTGAAACCGGGCAGGAAATGGAAATCTACTACGGCTACCAGCTCCCGGAGACCGGGGAGATTGAGTGGATTCGTGGAAACCGCCTGTTATGCTCCGAATGGGAGTCGGACGATTATACCGCCACTATCCGCTGTCAGGACATTTTCAGAAATATGGATTCTGAGTACTACAAGGGAATGTACAACAGCGCAGGTGTGAGCTACTACGAGCTGACAGAAGATGTCCTGCGAGACGCAGGACTGACCGATTATTATATCGACCCCCAGCTCAGGACGCTTTTCACCAAGAACCCCATACCGAGGGTACAGCACAAAGAAGCGTTACAGATTATTGCCAACGCTTGCAGGTGTGTTCTCACACAGACCAGATTTGGCACTATCCAGATTAAGTCCAATTTCGTCCCGGAAGCCACCGCAAGCGCAAAGACCCAAGCGGCGTATTCCAATGCGGACAAGATTCTGGACGATAGCGTTAAGGACGAATACGCTTCGCTGAACACGAACTACACCACGGCTGACGGGAAGATGTTCTTCCTGCCCCGCAATCTCAGCGGAAAAACATTCAACACCGGCTTCGTATCTGCGGAGCTGTCCGATGAAAACGGACTGTTTGCAAGTAACCCTGTGGTTACGATTGAGCAGGAGGTGGCCTGTATGTACTACGGCGCAAAGTTTGTGTTCGGCAATGCGATTCCTGCGGAGTTTGTTATCCGCACCTACAACGACCGTCAGCTTGTGACGGAGTACACGGTGGGCGCAGACGAAATCGAACGGGTCACAATACTGCATATCGACCTTGACGATTTTGACACCATGGAGATCGAGTTCACCAAAACCGCAGAGCCGTACAACCGCATTGTGCTGAACAATTTCAGCTTTGGCGATATTACGGATTTCACCATGACCCGAACCGACATGACCTCCTCACCGAAAGCCATCAAGCAGGAGCTTATCAAAGAGGTAATCGTACCCTGTTACAGTTACCAGAACGGTACGCAGGAAGATAACCTTGTCGGAGAAGATGTGGAGGTCAAGGCAGGTGATGTGGAAACCTTCTTCATTGGCGAACCCTCCTACGGCTTCCGGGCAGTGCTGGAAGATACAACAGGCGGCGTTACGATTGAGGATTGGGGCAACTACTACATCACGGTGCGGTTCAGCGTAACAGGGAAATACCGCTTGGAGATTTACGGCTACCGATACAAAATCGTGGAGCGGTACGCAGTCAAAACCCTTAATAACCGGGGCAAGACCATTAAGTGGGAAAACCCGCTGATGTCCGACATCGGCATGGCTACCGACCTTGCGAACTGGCTGGGCGATTATTACGCTTCCGGCATTGAGTACGAATACGACACGAGAGGAAACCCGGAGATTGATGTGAACGACATCGTGTATCAGGAAAACGAGTTCCACAACGACATGAAGGTGAACATCTACCGGCAGACCCTCAATTTCAATCAAAGTTTTTCGGGCAAGGTGACTGCCCGAAGGGTAGGAGGTGCGAAATATGGCTTGGCAAACCCCTAAAACCGATTGGCATGGGGCTACAGATTCCGCAGGTGATTACACAGGGGACAGGTTTAATGCGGCAGATTTCAACCGTATCAAAAACAACCTTGACTATCTGCGGGATTTGGCAAGCCGCCTGTATGACGAGTTTACTATCGTCTCCCTTGGGGAAGACCGCACTCCGGCAGATTACTTCTACGCTGACGAAATCAATCAGCTTGAGGAGAATCTGAAAACGGTGAACAACGGCTCCCTCAACATGGATTACGGCAACCCGCCGATCTATGTTGACAACGGGAATGTGATGGATTTTTACGAACTCAACCGTCTGGAAGGGGCGATTCTCGACCTCTACGACAGGCTCACCAATGAGTTCGAGGGGAGACGGATGTTCACATGGAATTTTGGAATGAAGGGAGGAGAACTGTAATGGCATGGGAACTGTTACCAGTCAATTACACGGACGCTACTTGGAGTGGGCTAAAGCGGTACACCGAAATCCAAAACAGTGACGGAACAGTCTCGTTCCAAGATGTGACGGTGTACAGCCAGAAAGAAAACTCGTTCTTCGGGGCAAAGGAAGCCAACCGCATGAACGAAGCTCTGAACACCCTCATGTCGATGGTGGAGAGCGGCACAGACCTCTATACTGCCTTTCAGAATTACTTCAACACGCAGAAGGGCTTGTTTGAGGACACCGCAGACGCTACACAGGCTGGTTTCACCGCCTATATTGCAAAGCTGGAAGCCGAGGGTGACGGTATCGTTGAGACCATCAAAACGGATTACCGCAATGAGATCACCGCCTTTGAAAACCAGCAGGAACAGCTATTCAACACTTGGTTTGAGTTTATCAAGAGCCAGCTCGGTGACGATGTGGCGGGAAACCTGCAAAACCAGATTGATTTGCTCGATGTGAAGACAGACGGTTTTGACCCTCGCAATACTGTTTTCTCTGCCGATGGGCAGACCATCACCGAGACTTACGACGATAAGAAAATCGAAACTACTTTCGTTTCGGCAGACAAAATCATCCAAAAGCTGTACGAGAACGAGCTGTTGACCCTGACAAAGACCGTCACCTTCGGCAGTGATGGGCTGACAATTAGCGAGGAGGTAAAGTAAATGAGCTGGGCAGAAGCAAAATGGGTGGTAGATAATATCCTGCAAAAGACAGGACAGGCACCCAACAACATGAGAGCGTTTACCGCTTTCGCAAAATCCAGCACCACCATTGGGCTGAGATTTCTGGAACCCGAAGACAGCTATGACAGCGTAGGTAATCTGCTCTGTTCGGTCGGCGGCGTAATGATTCGCATGGGTGAAGATGGCTACCCCGCCAGCACCACCGAAGGTACGCTGGTTATCGACAACAAAGAGCTTGGAAAATATGCAACCGAGGAGTACACCGTGAGCGGTCTGACCGAGGGGAAGACCTACTACTTCTCCGCTTTCCCGTATTCCTCTCAGGGCGTGTACAACCTGTCAAGCAATGAGAAAAACCGGGCGAGTGCCGCTCCTGCCGATGGGGAAACGGCAAATGTCACCATCAACATTGACGATGACAGCGCATTTAACAGCGTCACAATCACCTGTGTGGACGAGACGGACGGGCAGTACACCAAGACCGCCACTCTCACCAAGACGCAGAAAAAGGCTTCTTTCACCGTCCCCATCGGACACACCTATCACATCGAGTACGGTGCGGAGGACGGGTATTCCAAGCCTGAGAACACCGAAGTCAAGGTGTCTGTGGCGGGTGCTGTATCGAACTATGAAGCAACCTACTACTATTTTACCGCCACCATTGATGTCACCTACCCGGCAGGAGCGACCTGTACCTGCTCCCTCGATAGCACGACCTATACCGCAACCGGCACCAGCGGCAGGTATCAGTTCAAGGTACACAAGGTCGGCACATGGACTGTGAAAGCGACCAGCGGCGGCGAGTCCGCTTCCGAGCAGGTTGTGATTACATCGGATGGGCAGAGCGAAACGGTGGAGCTGTCTTTTGTGAAAATCTTCGGTATCAGCCGGGATATTAAAGCGTCCTCCCCTGTGTGGGCGAGAACCGACATGGCAGTGGGCATGACCGCCACCGCTTCTATCGGCACAAACGCAGGTCACAGCGATTTCGATGATGTCATGCCTTGGAAGGGCATGGTGCGGGAAACCCTCTCTACCAACGATGTGATGGTGAAAATCCCGAAATTCTACTACCGCCGCTATCGTGAGGGGACGGTTGAGCACATTCAGATCGCAGACAAGCCTACGGCTGGTTTCTCGGTACACCCCCTGTTCAATCACGCAGGTCGGGAGTGCGACCATGCCTATGTGGGTGCGTACAAGACTTCCAGCAACAATAAATCCGTCTCCGGGGCAAGTCCGCAAGCGTCACAGACAAGAGCCACTTTCCGCAGTAACGCCAAGGCGAAGGGCGCAGGATGGAGCCTGATTGACATTGCGGCGGTGTCTGCCATTCAAATGCTCATGCTGGTGGAGTTTGCAAACAACAATGTGCAGAGCGTTATTGGCAGAGGATATTGTGACGGAAACAGCGGCTCGCTGAGAACCGGGTCTTGCAACAGCGTTCCCAACCTCACCGGCAGACCTTCTGGCACAGACGGTAAGACCGGAGTTGTCTACAGAGGTATCGAGGACTTCTGGGGCAATGTATGGGAATGGGTCGATGGCGTGAACTGGAACGGCGGCACTTACTACATCTGCAACGACCCTTCCAAGTACGCTGACGATACTGCAACCGGCTACACTCAGCTTTCCTTCAAGGGAGCGACAAACTGGGGTAGCTCCTATATCACCGAGGAGGGTCTGGACACCGGGGCAAATCCCCATGTCATGCTTCCTTCTGCGGCTGGTAGCGGCAGTGAGTCCACTTATATGTGTGACGCTTGTTGGAGTAGCACAGGATGGCGAGTGTTCCGGCACGGCGGTGATTGGGGTAATGGGTCGGGCTGCGGTCTGTTTATGGCTTATTTGGGCGACCCTTCGTCTGTTTCCGGCGCGGTCATTGGCTCTCGCCTGCTTTATATCCCCTCCTGAGGGGGCGTGGGGGATTTCCTCCCCCCACATAAGTGGGCGAACACACCGTATTGAAAATCGAAACACGCTAAGGCGAACAGTAAAAGCGAGTGTTCCAACACGGCGGTAATTGGAATAATGGGTCGAAATGCGGTCTGTTTACGGCTAATTTGAACAACACTTCGTCTGATTCCAACACGAACATTGGCTCTCGCCTACTTTTGTTAAAAGGTAATATCATTGGTCGCTGTTTCGCCGTACCCATTGGTAAAAAATAGTTTGGAGGGACAGGGTTAGTAGGTTCACTCTCGAAAACCCTGTAAGAAACAAAAGCAGATGAAAAGGTTTGGATTCCTCTATGAACGGATAGTTTCAGTGGAAAATTGCAGACTGGCTATCCTCAACGCTTCTCAAAAGAAGAAAAAGCGAAAAATGGTGAAAGAAGTCCTTGATAATTTGGAGCATTACGCCAACGACCTTTCCGAGCGAATGAGCCGCATGGATTTTCTCTCCCCATATAAGACCCGTATCATCAAGGACGGGTTATCTGGAAAAGAACGGGAACTGCAAGTCCCAGCGTTCTACCCCGACCAGTGCGCACACCACGCCATTATGCAGATTCTCAAGCCGATTATTGAGAAATCGTCCTACCGATGGAGTTGCGCCAATATCCCCAACCGGGGCATTGACCTTGCTTGCAAGGGTGTGGAGAGAGCCACTGTGCGGGACAGGAAACACGCTAAATATTGCGTGAAAATGGACATTAGCAAGTTCTACCCGTCTATTCCTCATGGCAAGCTGAAAGCCCGACTGCGAGAGAAAATCAAAGACGAAAAGGCTTTGCAAATCATCTTCAAGGTGATTGACTCCCACAATCCGGGGCTTCCCATCGGGAACTATACTTCCCCTTGGCTGGCAGAACTATACTTGCAACCGCTGGATTACCTTATCAAGCAAAAGCACCGAATACGACACTATATCCGCTACGCTGACGATCTGGTGCTGATAGACAGCAATAAACGAAAACTGAGGAAAGCTCTTCACGACATTTTCCTATTTGTGGAGGAGCTGGGCATGACAGTGAAACACGACTACCAGTTGTTTCGTATTCAGCCATACTGCAAGGAACGGACAGGCCGCAGGGGACGGAAGATAGATTTTGTAGGGAGGTGTTTCGGAATTGGTTTTACCACCATCCGAAAGAGGAGGGCGTTGGCACTTATGCGGCAGAGCAGGTTTATTCAGAAGCTACAGCGGCAGAACCGGCCTGTCTCATACAGAATGGCTTCCGGGTTTCTCTCCCGGTGCGCCTGTTTCAAGCACACCAATTCATACGCCATGAAGAAAAAGTACTATGAAACGGTCAACATCAAAAAGTTAAAGGAGGTTGTTAGCAATGAGAGTAAGAGGAAATGTCTCGCCCAACTCGCTTAGTATTGAGCCGTTCGCACCCATGCCGGGATATGTGGAAGTTCGTCTGCGGGAGAACATCAAAGAGGTCACGGAAGTCGATGAAATGACGGAGCAGGAAATCCCGATGTTCGAGTATGACGAATATACCTTCCATCTGGCGAACAAAGAGGGTCTGCGGGAGGAAATCGAAGGAAATCTGAGCGACTGGCTTGTCACTGGCAGGACGCTTGAAATCAACGAGGGCGCAAGCATTGTGCAGGACATGAAAGAAGCTCTGGAAATCGTGGGGGTGAATATATGAGCATGATCGAACAGGCACAGGCAATCCGGGAAGCTATGGACTACGCAGGAGCAAGCCTTGACGAGGACACCGCTCTGATTTGCGTTGCGCTCTACCGCCCATGGGAAGTTGGCGTTGCGTATAAGCAGAACGACCGCTTCACCTACGGCGTAAACAGTGTGGGAGACCCCCAGCTTTACAAGGTGGCACAGGCACACACCTCTCAGGCTGACTGGCTACCCGATAAGACCCCGGCGTTGTACACCCCAATCGGGCTTGACGAGAGTGGCTACCCCATCTGGTCGAAGCCCACGGGGGCGCATGACGCTTACAACAAAGGGGACATCGTGAACTACAACGGCAAGCTGTACCAGTCTACGATTGACGGAAACACTTGGTCTCCCGATGAATACCCGGCAGGTTGGGTCGAATACACCGAGTAAACACAGAGAGGACAACAGGAAATGATTTCGGAAACCACGCTGATTATCAGTATCGTTACCGCCGTATTTGCAAGCACCGGCTTTTGGGCATTTATCACCTTTCTCATTCAGAGGAAAGACAAGAAGGAAAGCACAGAAGGGAAAATGCTCAGAGGACTTGGGCATGACCGTATTTGTTACCTTGGGGCTTGCTACATCAAGCAAGGGTTCATCACCAAGGACGATTACGAGAATTTGCATGACTATCTGTACCTTCCCTACAAAGAACTCGGCGGTAACGGTACGGCTGAAAAAATCATGAAAGAAGTGGAAAGGCTTCCGCTTCTCAAAGACAAGGAGGATTAAACCATGGCCTACACAAACAGTCCGTTGGTGAGCTACACAAAGCTGTCACCAAACCATTCCGGGCAGAGGACGCACAGCATTGACCGAATTACTCCTCACTGCGTTGTGGGGCAGTGTTCGGTGGAAACGCTGGGGAACATCTTCTTGCCCACTTCCAGACAAGCAAGCTGTAACTACGGTATTGGTTCTGACGGCAGAGTCGGTATGTACTGCGAGGAGAAGAACCGCTCGTGGTGTTCTTCCAGCAATGCAAACGACCAGAGAGCCGTTACCATCGAGTGCGCTTCCGACACCTCCGCTCCCTATGCGTTCAAAACGGTTGTCTACAACAAGCTCATTGACTTGTGTGTGGACATCTGCAAGCGCAACGGCAAAAAGAAACTGCTCTGGCTGGAGGACAAAAACAAGACGCTGAATTACAACCCGAAAACCGATGAAATGGTACTCACCGTTCACCGCTGGTTCGCCAATAAGAGCTGTCCCGGCGATTGGATGTACAATCGCATGGGAGACCTCGCTAAGGCCGTCACAGAGCGTCTGAGCGGCGTTTCTGGTGGAGGTAGTACAACTACACCCCCTACCTCTAAAACGCTCTACAGAGTGCGTAAGAGCTGGTCTGACGCTAAGAGCCAGATTGGTGCTTACTCTGTTCTGGAAAACGCCAAGAAACAGGCCGACTTGAACCCCGGATATGAGGTGTATGATGAAAACGGTAAAGTGGTATATGGTGGTAAGACCGCCGTGACAACCCCATTCAAACCGTACACTGTGCGTGTGACAATTCCTGATTTATATATCCGCAAGGGAGCGGGTACGAATTACGGAACCAACGGCTTCATCAAGCCGGGTGTCTACACCATCGTGGCAGAGCAGAGCGGTCAGGGTGCTTCCAAGTGGGGCAAGCTGAAATCCGGGGCTGGCTGGATTTCTCTTGACCATGCGAAGAAGCTCTAATGGCAAGGCGCAGACGGAAGAAGCAAAGACCCGCTTCGGAGTTTTCCAAGAAAATCGTGGTCGCAGTTTTCGCTATCAACATCGTGGTGATCGCTTTCACTCTGATAATGATATGGCGCACAAACGACCTCTCTCCGCTGGCTTACCTCATACCAGCCGTTGCCGCTGAGACCGCAACGGGGACAGGCTTCTATTACGCAAAAGCCAAAGTGGAAAACCGCATAAAGCTGATGAAGCATTACGACATCACGCCAACCGAACAATCTTTTAACGAACAAGGAGGATATTACAATGGTTGACCTTACCCCTATCATCACCGCAGTTCTGACCCTCATTTTCTCGCTGATTACCGCTTTCCTCATTCCCTATATCAAGACCAAGGTGAGTGCGGAACAATTCGCCACCATCAAGCTGTGGGTGCAGGTCGCTGTACAGGCGGCAGAAATGCTCTATGTCGGTAGCGGCAGAGGAGAGGAAAAGAAGAAATATGTGATTGAGTTTCTGAACAGCAAGGGGTTCACGCTGAACGCAGAGGAGATTGAAAACCTCATTGAATCCGCTGTCTTGGAGCTGAAACAGTCGCAGGTAAAGTAGTTAAAGTAGTTCAAAATCGGTTTTTGCGTAAACTTTCTCTATATACGCGCGTACTATGCAAAAGTTATACGCAAAAACCAAAGAACAGCTACTTTAACTACTTCATAAGAATAATAAGAACTTACAAAAACAAGAGGAGGTAGGCGATTTAACCTACCTCCTCTATGTCCATAACAAACCCGAAACAGTGTTTTACGAAAAACAGTGTGTTCGGATTTGCACCTTTTGGTGGA